CAAGAAAAAAAGATAGGTGGTCGATTTGCAAAAGATAAACCAGACTACACACAAATGATGAATTATGGGAAAAGTCAAATTGATATGTTTGACAAAACAGAAGAGACAATTGCCTGTTTCTGTGGAGATTAGGGTAAACACCTATTTAAAAATACAAATATTTAGGTAAATTAGAGTTTTCTAACAGGAGTAAATAATGGGAACTTGGGAATTTGATACAACTATAGGTCAGGGTAGTGAAATCGTCAAAGTCGTATACGAATACGAAAAGGACGAGGATGGTACTTACAACGAATCAATTATTGAAGTTTGGTTTGAAGGTAGGGATGTTGTTGGATTGTTTTCTGACGAGCAGATGAAAGAATTAGAGATTGAGGCGGCTATGCGCTTTCAAGAGCATAAGCAGAACTACAAATACACAGAAGACTACGAGCCATGATATTAAATTGCAAACCATCTCATCCAGATGCAAAGTGTGCAAACTGCAAAAGGCCATTGTCTAAGCATAAAACGACAGTCCATGTCATTAACAGCAAAGACAAGGCTTGCATATATGTGCCTATATCTTTACAGGTGAAGACATGAAAAAACCAATGTGGGATGCCAAGGCTGTCAAAGCCTACGAGACTGGACAGGGCGTAGAGTTAATCAACGTACCACACCCGCACTACAAGCCTGTGAGCACTGGCGACACGCTGTTTCGGCAATTCATGAGCGAGGCGGAAAAGGCTGGGGTAACGCACCTTACCCAACCACAGCGCACATGGGTAGGTCTGACGGATGAGGAGATTGACCAAATTTGTGCTGATGTAGGTTATGGATACATAGATGTTGCCAGATCCATTGAAGCCAAACTCAAGGAGAAGAACACATGACTGATTGGACTCAAGAGGAAGACGAAGCCTTTAACCAAGTGGAAAAACAAAGCAATCTTGGTAAGCAGATACTTAAAGCGCAAGGCCAGCCCTACCATTGGACGGCAGAAGCTACAAAGTCTGCGGTGATGATTGAGCGTGAGGAATGTGCAAGGATTGCTGAAAAACAACTTAATTGGAATACAGCCGTTGCAATTCGAGCAAGAGGAAAAACATGAAAAGCGAACTTTTAATCGGTTGCGGATCAAACCACGAAAAAAGAATGGCAGTAGACGGGACTAAGATTTGGAGCAATCTGACAACCCTAGACTACAACCCAGATCACAACCCTGACGTTGTTTGGGACTTGATGACTATCCCACTACCATTTGAAGATCATAAGTTTGATGAGGTCCATGCATACGAAGTGCTAGAGCATCTTGGCCAACAAGGTGACTACAAACTATTCTTTGCCCAATTTTCGGAGTTCTATAGACTTTTAAAACCAAAGGGATACTTTCTTGCGACTTGCCCATCAAGAAACTCAGTATGGGCTTATGGTGATCCAAGCCACACAAGAATTATCCAGCTAGAGCAATTGGTATTCTTATCTCAGGAACAGTACAGAATCCAAGTAGGAAAGACTCCAATGTCTGACTTCAGGAATATCTACAAAGCAGACTTTCAGACAGTATTTCAAGAAGACGATGGCGAGACAATTAGGTTTGTATTGCAAGCAATTTGAATCTGTAGCATATAATTCAAGCCATGAAACAACGTGGCGGCTCAAGAAAAGGCGCTGGTCGTAAAAAGATCAGCGAAGAAAGCAGGACTATCCGAGCAAGGGTAGCGCCTATGCATGAGCAAGCATTAACTTTGGCGGGGAATGGTTCTTTGTCAGAGGGAGTAAGACGTTTAGCAGAGAAGCATTGGAGATTAATTCATGGAGACCCATCCAGACCGAGCAATTCAGTACCTAATAGACACGGCGCCTTTGTACGCCCAATCGAAAGCGGAGCGCCTGTACTTGGAGGAATTCCGAAAGTCCAAGAAGGCTCACCTGATGAGCCAGGCGGGGACAGAGGTATTGGGTAAACAAGAAACATACGCTTATGCCCATCCTGAGTACATACAAGTTCTTGAAGGGATTAGACAAGCGGTAGAGAAGGAAGAAAAGTATCGCTGGCTGATGACTGCCGCCCAAGCAAGAATTGAGGTTTGGAGAACAAACCAATACTCAGCAAGAATGGAAATCAAGGCAACCCAATGAACAACAAGCTGAACAACAAGGAAAGATTTCACCTAGCTAGGGTAAAGATGCTTCCATGTTCAGTATGTGATGCATCGGGACCAACAGAAGCCCACCATTACAAGCAAGGTCTTCAATATACTTGCATAGCATTATGTAAGGACTGCCATACAAATCCAGTATTAGGATGGCATGGCCAAAAGAGAATGTGGAATATTAAGAAAATGGATGAGCTTGACGCACTTAATATAACTATAGAAAGATTATTATCTGGAAGTTTCGAAAATCAAAATGCCTTCTGACTTGGAAACTTTCAAATATTTTGAATTCTAAAAAATTGGTTAAAACGACTTTGCAAAAAGTAAATGGCAGTTTTTCTAAAAATCATCAGTTTTGGGTTTTACCATTAGTTTTTGTAAGTTAGCACTCACTTCACAAAACAATGTAAGTTGGCGCTCACTTCGTTAGAAGTTAAAACAATGCACGAGACACAATGCAAATATGCCACTAGAATGCCATTAAAACCCGTTTTAAGCCGCTTTTTTGCTTAGTGCATACCAACTATGCCTGAACAATAAAAAACGCTTAAATTGCCTTTAAATTGATTTGCATGATGTAAGCACTCACTTCGCAAACACTTTCAAAAAAACCCGCTTTTTACGGCGGGAATTTATAAAAATGCTTTAAAGGTTATCGGCCAATAACCAGGCATCAGATTCAAATATATCGAATGTATATTTTTCTCCGAATGGAATGATTCTTAACCCTTTTTCACCATTCCAAAAAGTAAATGAATCAATTACTTCGGCATAATATATTTTATTATCTCCGCCCTCATATGCAATAACTGAATTTATTTTCATGCTGTCTCTCCAATTTCGTCCCATTCTTTAATCCATGCTAAACATTCGGCTTTAGTGTCAAACCTTGCGCTTGCACCATTGCCAAGATATTGCACCCACCAATGAGGTTGAAATGGGTACATAGTCCCGTACATATCTTTAGGGGTTCGAATGTATGCAAATTGAAATCCTGGAATATTGTAGATTTTAGATTTTGTCATGTAGCGGATCCTCAATTTCAAGCCATTCCTCAATTTTTATCGTGCCCTCACACAATGTATTTCTAAGGCAATCAATTGCCAATTCCGCGTGATATTTATTATATTCAGGCGAATTTATATAAGCTTTAAAGGCAATAATTGCGCCGAATACTGTATTTATGTCATTGATCCCGTCATAAACCATAAATTGATTTATGATTTTTAGGTGTCTTTTATCTTTTGGTTTTCTAGTGATCATTTTTTGGCCTTTTAATGTAATTTGTAAGAGATAACGCTATCTGTCCAGCATTCCCGACAATCTAAACATGATCCATTTTGTTCAGGGGCTTTGCATGGTGTCCCCATAGGGGTTTTGGTATGTACGTTCGATGCTGTGATCCCGCTAACGTTTTGTAAGCTTGGGGGTATCTTTACGGGCTTGTCGGGATACATTGCCGACAATCGAACAACTAAGTTTTTTGGAATGCTATTTTTTCCATGCTTTGCAATAAAATCTTTAATTGTTCCGTATTCCCTAGTGGGTAGCCAATGCATTGTTTTTGGTGTTGCATGGCAAACCGATACAATTTTTTCTAGGTGTTCAAGGTTTTGTAGGTCCCCGCTATCGTGCCAGCGGAAAAAAGGATCTTTCCCAATATGCGACACCATGCCAAAAACCCAAAATTCCCCGTTGATGCTGTCCAGGCGGGAAAATTGAGCGGGCTTAATATTGTTTTCGTAAACCTTATAAAAACCTTTATCGGCATAGCATTTTGAGCATATAGAACCTTTAAGCTTTGCCATTTTGAAACCCGTTTGACAAGCTTCGGTCGGCAAACTGTAGGATTTACATGGCATTTTTGACGTTGACGTAAGGGATCCGCAAACTGTAGCGGCCTGGCTTTTTGTCATTGAGACAATGGGAATAATTTTCATATTGACACCTATTAAAAAAAGAAAAGAAAATTAAATTGTGCAACACCCACAGCAAGGGGCATCGATGCATTTACCCCGTTTGTTCCGATAGAACGTAGACGGGCCATTTTCACCAAAAAAGGTTATGGTGTCGCTATCGGGTTCAAGTACAGCCCGTTTTGTAACTGTATCGAATAGGACCCAATCCCCAACATTTATCACAGCCTGGGATTGTGAACACCTAGAACGGAATTTTGAGCGCATTTTTTTAAGCATTTTTTTCCTCAAGCAATATTTTTTTGAGGAACGGAACCGCAAAACCCGTCAAATTTGACAATTCCTTAAGGGTTAAATTGGGGTTTTGATCATAGATTCGCTTGATATCCTCATATGACAAGCCATTGATTGAGCGTTTTAAAGTATAGGCCATGGTTTTCCCCTTATTTAACTAGAACATCAAAATAAGCCAGCATCAATGCTAGGGCGCCACAAAAAAGAACAATGCCGACAATTGTTTCAATGACTACAGTTTTCATATTTACACCTATTGGTTGATACGTTCCGATTGAACGTGCATTTATAGTAGCAAAGAAAAAGAAAAAAAGAGTAGGTACAAACCCTAAGTTTAGGATCTTTAAACCCTTAATGGTAAACCCTAATAAACGTTTGATTTTGTAGCTACAATTGGAAAAGAAAAGAGAGGGAAAGCCTAGGCCATGTTGCCCTGTTCTTATAAGGGATAGTAAAGGGGAATACATAAGGAACATAAGGGAGAGAGGATAGGTAGGGATTGAGAAGGATAAGAATAAAACCATTGAGAGACTATCTTTCACACACCAGCAACCACAAACCCTTTGCACCCATGAGACAAATACGAATGCGAATCATTCTCATTTAGATCAGGCACTGGATAGACGTACAGTACTGGATGGATAGACAGTAGGGTTTACCCTAATAGGGTTTCTACTTATAGGGTTTACCCGTAATGGTTAGTACGTAAGGGTAGGGTTTACCCCCCCCCTGGAGTAAAAGTGGTGGGGGCGGTAGCGGGGGGACATAAACACATATCGAAACACATATCAGCATACCCTTTTCAATTAAGACCCCCACCCACCCCCTATCTGGAATAAAGAGTCCTTCCAAAAAATTTTTTATAGTTTAGAATTTGTAGACATTAAATCAAGGAGAAGATATGGCTGGTTATCCTATGAGGAGAGCGTTGGAAAAGAAGATTGAAGGGCTTGGAGGGATAGAGTTCGTTACCGCACATATTGCTCAGGGTATGACTATAGGGCGCCTGGCTGAGTTTATTGAGTGCTCTAGGCCTATGCTGTCTTTCTGGATAAACCATACTGATGAGCGTAGAGATGCTGTACTGAAGGCTCGTAAGTTAAAGGCTGAGAAGTTAGCGGAAGAGGCACTAGAGATTGCTGATGATGCTGATGAGACAAGTAATTCAGGAGTTAACAAAGCGAGACTCCAAGTGGATACTCGTAAGTGGATGGCCAGTAAGCTAGACCCTGAGAACTATGGGGACACTGCAAAGACTCAAGTGAACATTAGTTTGGGTGATCTACATCTTCAAGCTTTAAAGCACATGGGTAAGGTAGAGCCTGTAACCTTGGAAAACAATGAATAACCCCTTTATCCAGTTCATCACCCTGTATAGGTCTGATCCTGTTCTTTTCGTTAAAGAAGTACTGGGGGTAGAGCCTGATGAGTGGCAAAAGGACTTCTTGAACGCTGTGGCCTCTGGAGAGCGGAAGATTAGTATCAGGTCTGGCCACGGGGTTGGGAAGTCTACTACTGCTTCTTGGGCTATGCTGTGGTTCTTGTTGACTCGTTATCCCGTGAAGGTGGTTGTTACCGCCCCTACTTCTGCCCAACTTTATGATGCTTTGTTTGCTGAACTAAAGAGATGGGTTAAAGAACTACCAAAACCGATTCAAGACCTTCTCGATGTTAAACAAGAGAGAATAGAGTTAAGGGCAAGTGCTACTGAGGCGTTCATCTCTGCTAGGACATCTCGTGCTGAACAGCCTGAAGCTCTACAGGGAGTACACTCGGATAACGTGATGCTAGTAGCTGATGAGGCTTCTGGTGTCCCTGAGGCTGTGTTTGAGGCCGCCGCTGGCTCTATGTCGGGTCATAATGCTTTGACCATCCTACTAGGTAATCCTGTAAGGAGTTCAGGCTTTTTCTTTGACACACATAATCGATTAAAAGATGAGTGGTGGACAAAAAGAGTGTCCTGTGAGGATTCCGCTCGCGTCAGTCAAGAATACATTGATGACATGAAATCTCGCTATGGCGAGGAATCTAACGCATATCGGATCCGAGTCCTTGGAGAGTTTCCAAGAAGTGACGATGACACCATTATCGCAATGGACTTACTCGAATCTGCCAAACATCGAGATACTAAAGCTTACGAAGACGCGCCTATTGTTTGGGGTTTAGACGTTGCCCGCTTTGGATCTGACTCGTCAGTTCTGTGTAAAAGACAATCTAACGTAGTCCACTCACTAGAGAGGTGGAGGAATCTAGACCTGATGCAATTAACAGGAGCTGTGGTTGCTCAGTATGAAGCTTGTGACCATAAAAACAGACCCGCTGAGATTTTGGTTGACTCTATTGGACTAGGTGCTGGTGTTGTTGACCGATTAAGAGAACTAAAGTTACCAGCTAGAGGTATTAACGTGTCCGAGAGTCCAGCTATGGGCGGGACGTATCTAAATCTAAGAGCAGAACTTTGGCATAAAACCAAGGCTTGGTTAGAGAAAAGAGACTGCAAAATACCGAATAACGAAGACTTCATTGCTGAACTGGCAACTGTAAGGTACACCTTTACATCCAACGGCAAGATTAAGATTGAATCTAAAGATGATATTAGACGTAGGGGTTTAAAATCTCCTGATATGGCTGATGCTTTTGTTTTGACATTTGCTTCAGATGCCGCCACAATATCATGGGGGTCAAATAATTCTTGGGGTAAACCGATTAAAAGGCTTATTCGAGGTTTAGTCTGATTGCCGTTGCCACTTTTGAGCTACCTAATCAGTAGCTCTTTTTTTTAAATATGGTATTATTGACAAACCTATTAGGAGATCTCTATGAAAATGGATGAGGCCGCCAAGAAAATTGGCAAGGTAATGGGCGAATACAAAGAAGGCAAGCTCAAGTCTTCTTCTGGTCAGAAGGTTAAATCCCGTGACCAAGCTGTCGCTATCGCAATGAGCGAGTCCCGTTCTATGCCTAAACGTGGCGGTAGAACTGCAACCAACCGCAGTAAGAAATAAGGAAAAATTATGTCTTTCTTAACAAGAGATAACAATGGAAATACCATCCCTAATGTATTTAGGATTGGTACGACACAAGTTTTTACAGTAACAAATTCTAGTGTTGCAAGTACCGCTTTTGCGGCCTCAACAACTCATGTTCGAGTTGCTTGTTCATTAGGTCATAGTCATATACAGATTGGTTCTGCACCAACTGCAAGTATTACGACAAGCCCAATGTTGGCAAACAATACATCTGAAATTTTCCCCGTGGCTTCTGGTGACAAGATTGCTGTTATTAAAGATTCTGGTGTTACTGCTTCCACAATCAGCGTTACGGAGTTGTTATGAAACAAGGTTTGTACGCAAACATTAATGCCAAGCAAGAACGTATCAAGGCTGGCTCCAAAGAAAAGATGAGAAAGCCTGGCACTAAAGGCGCTCCTACTGCTAAAGATTTTAAGCAAGCGGCCAAGACTGCTAAAAAGAAATGATTAAGCGTGGCTCGGAGGAGTTCTCTGGTTATAACAAACCTAAGAAAACTCCTAACCACCCAAAGAAAAGCCATGTTGTACTGGCTAAGTCTGGTGACCAAGTGAAGTTAATTCGCTTTGGCCAACAAGGTGTTTCTGGAAGTCCCGATGGAACTAAGAGAAACGAAGCGTTTAAAGCCCGTCATGCTGAGAATATTGCCAAAGGCAAAATGAGTGCCGCATACTGGGCTAACAAAGTAAAATGGTGAACATATGAAATGCCCTATTGCCACTTATGACATCAAAGTCAACCTGAAAGCCCGTGATTGGGCATTTAAGAATGTAGGGTATGGTCCAGCTAATCCAGATGAAGACAATGTAGATTTCTGGATGAAAAAATCAGATGAGTGGCAAACTCCTGTTGAAGAAGCGCAGACTATGCGCTGTGGTAACTGTGCCGCATTTATTCAAACTCCTGAGATGCTGGACTGCATTCTTAAAGGTATAGACGAAGAGACTGATGGCTACGCCAAAGACGTTCAGGCCGCCGCTAACCTTGGTTACTGTGAGCTGTTTGATTTTAAGTGTGCTGGCGAGCGTACTTGTTCAGCATGGCTATCTGGTGGACCTATCACCAAGAAAATGACCAAGAATCAGCAAAATATGTTGATGATGGCTAAAACAGAATACGACATGGGAGAAGATTAAATGGAAGCCTTACTCGCCGCCTTTTTAGAATCACTAACTCCACAAGCTATAGGGGCTGGTGCATCTTCTGCGGCAAGTATTCCAGCAGACATTGGTGGCTTCGTGCAAAACCAAGTAAGTCAGCAAGTAGCTCCCACGATGGATTTTTATAATACCATTACAAACCCACAATCAACTATGGGTGATATGGCTAACTCTGCTTTTAAATATTCTTTTAATCCAAAAGATGATGAGAAAGCTTTAATGATGCCATCTAGCAATGTATATGGCGGTATGCGGAGTAACTATGTTGGTGGTATTCCATCTCTTTTACAGAATACAAACTCAGGAATTCTCCCTTATATCGGTTCACGATAAGGAAATAATATGAACGAAAATCCAATGTTGATGGCCGAGACTCTTCAAGGCGAGATGGAAGATGATGAGGTAATGTCTGAAGATGATCTTCAAGGCGTTATATCTGCTGAGATCAATGATGCAATCTCTTTTATTGATATTGACATTGGTGGTAATCGTGCATTAGCAACTGAATATTACTATGGCCAACCATTTGGTGATGAAGAAGAAGGCCGCTCACAAGTAGTATCAATGGATGTGCGGGATACTGTTCAAGGTATCTTGCCAAGTTTGATGCGTATTTTCTTTGGACCAGAGCGTGTGGTTGAGTTTTCCCCACAAGGTCCTGAAGATGTTGCCTCTGCTGAACAAGCTACAGACTATGTAGACTTTATTTTCAAGCGTGATAATCAAGGATTTAAGATCCTTCACTCTGCATTTAAAGATGCATTGGTTCGCAAATGTGGAATTATTAAATATTGGTGGGATGAGTCTGTAGAGGTTAAGGCTGAGTCTTTCTCTATGCTTGACGAGCAAAGCATGATGATGCTGACAGAAGATCCAGATGTAGAGATCTCTGCCGTTCGTGAGTATCCAGTGCCTGGCACTGAGCCAATGAATCAAGCTCAAGGCATTATGACGCCGCCTCCCATGATGTACGATGTGGAGATTAAGCGCAGAATAAAAACTGGTAAGGTAAAAATAGAAGCTCTGCCACCTGAAGAGTTTTTGATTGACCGCAGAGCAAAGTCCATTGAGGATGCTACTTTTGTAGGCCACAGGACTATGAAGACTGTTTCAGATCTAGTGGCTATGGGATACGACTATGATGAAATGGTTGAAGTTGCTGGTAATGGTAATGACTTTGACAATAATCAAGAATACATAGCTCGCAATCCATTTGCTGTTATCAGTACCGCAAATAATGGTGATCCATCTAGCAAGAGTGTCCTCTACATTGAGGGCTATTTAAAGGTAGACTTTGATGGTGATGGCATTGCTGAAATGCGTAGGATTTGCACAGTTGGTACTGGCAATAAAGTATTGCGAAATGAAATTGTTTCAGAAAGACAATTTGCTGATTTTTGTCCAGATCCAGAGCCACATACATTTTTTGGTATGTGTCCCGCAGATGTTGTAATGGACATTCAGAGAATTAAATCCAATGTTCAACGTGGCATCTTAGATTCTTTGGCTCAAGCCATACATCCCCGTACAGCCATTGTTGAGGGACAGGCCAATATGGAAGATGTTCTGAATACAGAAGTTGGTGCTGTTATTCGGATGAGAGCGCCAGGCATGGTCCAGCCATTCACTACTCCTTTTGTTGGCCAAGCCGCATTCCCAATGCTTGACTACTTGGATGACATTAAACAGACCCGTACAGGCATTTCCAAGGCGGCGTCAGGGTTAGATGCTGATGCATTACAAAGCACAACCAAGGCCGCTGTATCCGCTACTGTTAATGCCGCTCACCAACATATTGAGATGATTGCCAGAATCTTTGCTGAAACTGGTTTGCGTAAATTGTTTACAGGCATCTTGAAGTTAGTTGTTGAAAACCAAGACCGCCCACGAATGATTCGTTTGCGTAATACATTTGTGCCTATTGATCCAAGATCATGGGATTCAAAAATGGATGTTATTGTTAATGTTGGCGTTGGTGATGGCACTATTGAAGACAGAATTAATATTCTGAATCAAGTTGCTATGCGTCAAGAAATGTTGATTGAAAAAACAGGACCTAATAATCCTGTTGTATCAATACCACAATATACAAACACATTAACAAAAATGTTGCAGTTGGCTGGAATTAAAGATTCTCAGAATTACTTTAATCAATTGCCTGTTGATTTCCAATTACCAGAGCCACCCGCTCCTAAGCCTACTCCAGAGGAGATATTGGCTCAAGTTCAAGCTCAATCTATTCAAGCTGACATTCAAAAGAAAGCCGCTGAACTACAGTTAGATCGTGAACGAATGATTATGTCTGATGATCGTGAAAGAGATCGTATTGAGCAAGATGGTATTTTGCGTAGATATGAGCTAGAATTGAAATATGGCGTACAAATTCAAAGCGCGGAAATAGATGCCGCAGTGAATCGTGACAGAGAATTAATTCGACAACAGGCGGCAGTGAGCCAGCCGCCACAACCGATGATGTAAATGGACGATTTAGATATTAATCTCGCAAGAGGCGACAGAGCAAAGTTACTCCTTGAGGATGAACTACTCAATGAAATGCTTCAACGAATTGAAGATGATTGTTTTCGTGAGATCAGGGTTTCCAAGTTAATGGAGAGTCCTGTTAGAGAGCAAGCGTACTTGCTTCTTACAACGATAGACATCTTGAGGGCGAAACTGCGCTCTGTTATGGATACTGGCAAGATGGCAGAAGTTGCCCTTGCTCGCAGACGGGGCAGACCCCCAAAGGTATGATTGTTAAACTAAGAGGTAAATATGTCCGATAACGCACAAGCAGTCGGTTCGATTACAGTAAACCAAGCCGCGCAGAGCTTTGCTACTATGCTAGACGCCCAAGATGGTGTTGACACTGGTGCAGAGGCGCAACCAGAGGAGGAGCAATCTGAATCTGAGTCTGAGGAAGTGGAATCTACGGAAACGCAAGAAGAAGTAGAGGAAGGTTCTGAGGAAGTAGAAAGCGAAGACGATGAGTCTGAGGAAGAGTCTCCAAGGGATGAGAAGTTTATTGTCAAAGTTGATGGTAAAGAAATCGAAGTCCCAAAAGAAGAACTAATTCGAGGTTATCAAAGGGAAGCTGACTACACACGGAAAACGCAGAAACTAGCAGAAGAACGCAAATTTGTCGAATCTGAGTTTCAGCAAGTTCGTGCAGAGCGTGAACAATACGCTCAGTATTTAGGATTATTACAGCAAAAACTGCAAGAGTTTGAGCCGCAAGAGCCTGATTGGAATCGTTTGGAAGTTGAAGATCCTACTGAATATGCCCGTCAATGGACATCACATCAGAGGCGTCAACAACAGAAATACGCTATACAAGCAGAGCAAATGCAACTCAATCAATTGCGAGAAGTTGAAACGCAAAAGCACATTAGTTCTGTATTGGCGGCAGAAACAGCCGTTTTGAAAGAGAAGATTCCTGAGTGGAAATCTCCTGAGAAAGCCAAAGCAGAAGGTAAAGCTTTGTTGGAATATGGCCAGAATTTGGGCTTTTCCGAGCGGGAGCTGAACAGCATTACTGATTCACGGGCATTATTGGCGCTACACAAGGCGTGGAAATATGACCAGATGATGAGTAAGCGTCCAGAATTCCAAGCGAAGATTAAAAAAGCGCCAAAGATGGTTACTCCAGGCTCAACTGGTAGCGTAAATTCTAGATCGAGTGATTTAAATAACGCAAAAAAACGTCTTGCACAAACTGGAAGTGTCAGAGATGCCGCTTCTCTTTTCGAAAAATTTATTTAAGGACTTATCATGGCCGCTATTACTAACACCTACACTCGCTTTGATGCGAAGGGTGTTCGGGAAGATCTCTCGAACGTTATCTACCAAATCTCTCCAGAAGAGACACCATTTATGAGCAATGTTGGTCGTGAAAACGTCACCAATACATTCTTTGAATGGCAAACCGATGATCTGGCCGCCGCCAGCACAACCAATGCACAGATTGAAGGCGATGACATCACTTCTTTCACAGCAGTTACAGCTACTGTTCGTTTGGGCAACTACACCCAGATTAGCCGTAAGGATGTAATCATTGCTGGTACTTTGGAAGCTGTTGACAAGGCAGGACGCCGCTCAGAATTGTCCTATCAAATGGCCAAAAAATCTGCGGAAATTAAGCGCGATATGTGTTCCACAATGTTGGCTAACCAAGCCGCCACTGCTGGTTCTACATCTGCCGCTCGTAAAACAGGCGCTTTGTTGGCCTTCTTGAAGACCAATACAAGCGAAGGTACTGGTGGTGGTGATCCTTCATACACAACCATTCCTGATGCGGCTCGTACTGATGCTACAACTACTAACTTGCGTTCATTCAGCGAAGCATTGCTGAAGGATGTAATTCAGAAGGTGTGGACAGAAGGCGGTTCACCTTCCATCGTTATGGCTGGTCCTGTTA